GCCCAGAACCGCGGTGCACGGTTTTTGAAACACGCGTCCCAAAGGACGGTTCAGGGCTTCGGTCAATCCCCGCAACTCAGCATGAAAGGCCCCTCCCGCGCGGCGGATCTCTCCGATCGAGCCACGAAACTGCAACCAGCGCACATCGGGGTCTGCCCAATTGACCAACCAGGCGCGCACTTCGGCACCGTCAAAGCGGCCCGCCTCTATATCGTCCTCACGCACCGCGGCATCGCTCAACGCGCCCAGCGCTTCGGTGTTGTCGACACTCAGACCCGTACTTTGGGCCAAGGCCGCTGCAGTAAGACCAGTATCTGCGCGAAAGGTCACGCCATCAAAGGCAAAATCCCGGTCATGATCGGTAAAGCCATAGGCTTCGCCATCAGGCCGTGTGATGGCCCAGGCGCGGCACAAGGTGGTCAGCCCCGCAGCCACATGGGCCAGAAATGCATCACTTTGCCCCCCCATCACACACGCACCTCGATGATCGGGACATCCGGCACACTGCCCGCTTGAAAACTGGCAACCGAGGTTTGGATCTTGTCGGTATCAAAGCGAACGGGCACGTCAAATTCAAAACCCGCACGAATTTTCACAGCCACTTCTGGGGGGTGCTGAAAGGTGACGATACCTGCGTTTATGTCGATCTCGTAATCGACGGTTTCCTGCATCTCGTCCTGGTCCAAACCCACATAGACTGTGCCCAGAACCGGTTTTGTGATTGGGCGAGCATAGCTGTGATCGCCCGACCGATAAGTCTTGATCAGCGGAAAAGCGACTGTGACACCATCGCCCGTGGCGATGGTCTGATCACGAAAGGTGGGTTCGGCGCTGGCAAGCGAGGATTTGAAATCCGACCAATCCTTCCATCGAAACCCGTACATCTGGCCCATCCTGGCCTCGAAAAAGGCAATCAGCATCGCAACATCGTCCAACGACCGCATGCCCAGACCAGCGTCATAGCGGCGGCGGGAATGGGCCCACGGCGTGTTGCGCTCTTCGAAACCGTTGGCCAGCGTCACTACTTCCGTGCGCCGCTCCGGCCCCCCAACCGAGCCAAAGCTCAAAGAGGCGGGAAATCGAACCTCATGAAATTGCATCTGCATAGCTCCCCAAAATTCTCAACGATTGCGATTTGACCGACCCAAAGCGCGGTTCATCTGTGCCGCAATCTGGTTCTGACTGCGGGCAAAGCCCTGCACATCAGGGGTGGTGATATTCATGATGACCGTGGGGCCGCCGCCGCCCGCGCCGCGCACACCCAGCTTGCCATCGGGGCCACGGGCCAACGGCATGATCGCCTCAGGCCCCGCCTCCCCCATGACACCCATGCCGCCGCGCATCCCGAAGGGCGTGGCCGAACTGACAACGCCGCCCGACGCAAAAGGCATCACCCGACCCTGGCTGAAGGGGGCTCCTTCGGCAAAAGGCAGAATGCCCTGCACCAGCGAGCCGACACCCGAGGCCAACAAACCACCGAAATGGTCGGTCACAGGCCGAAGGGCGGCGTTAAACGTCGTGTTCATCATCGACGTTGCCACGCTGTCCAGCGCCTCGGACAAGGTTGCACCGTCGAAAACCAGCCCGTCAAACGCCTTGCGCAAGCCTCTCGACAGACCCTTTTCAAGGGTCGCAACGTCCTTGCCGGTCGCCGCAAGGCTCTCGCGCATCCGACGCAATTCGCTGTCGAAACTGGTCACCATCGCCGACGTCGCATCCATTGTCTGACGCAATCCATCGGTTTGGGTGTCCAGGCTCTCGATCTCGTCCTCATAGTCGCTCATTGCGAACCCCTTTCTGTGATGTCGTCCGGCCAGGCCGCCATCAGCGCCTCAAGGCCATCACTCAGCAGCGGAACAGCCTGCCCCGCGTCACCCAGCATCATTTGAAACTCAGCAGGGGTCAGCTCCCAGAAGGCCTGAGGCGTCAGGCGCAGCCCCTGCAAACCGGCCCGCATCAAGGCGGGCCAGTCCAGACCGGCACTCATGCAGGCACCACAAAGGCACGCGCGATCAGCTCGGCCGCCGCGCGGGCTGCACCCATCGGCCCGCCCGCGATCTCGGCGTGATCCACAGCCGCCAGATCAACCGGGCAACCGCCCCCGACTAAACCAGCCTTCAACACGGCCAGAACATCCGCGCTGCCAAAGCGACCCTGCTCAAAGCGCTCGACCAAAGCCACCAAAGACGGTGCCTCCAGCGCAGCCTCAAGGCCTGCCAGCGCGCCCAGGGTCAACCGCATGACCTGCGGCACCCCATCGATGACCAATGTCACCTCTCCCCTCCAAGGATTGGCCATGCTCAGATCGCGGTAAAGCTCAGCGCACCCGCCGACGCCATGGTCAGCTCATAGGTGGCCTCGCCATTGTGGCTGCCGCTATATTCCAGGGCAGAGACCTGAAACGGGCCTTCCACGATGCCGAAATCGGGAATTATGACCTGAAAGTCAGGGGTTTCGCCGTCAAAAAACAGCTGGCGCGCGCGCTCGTCCGTGCCCGCATCCTTGAACACACCCGAACCCGAGATGTTGGCCGACCGGACACCGGCACCGGCCAGCAACTCGCGCCACCCGCCTTGGCTCTCCAGACTGGTCACATCGACCGTCTCGGCGTTGAAGCTCACGCGCGTGGCACGCAGGCCCGCAACCGTCTCGAACTGCCCGTCCGAGGTCATGTCGACCTTGATCAACAGGTCTTTTCCGTTCTGAGCACCCATGGGTTTTCTCCATTTGAATTGAATGAGTTATTCGTCTTCGGCGCATGATCTTTCAGGCGTCTTCGACATACGATTTATAGGGCGTCTTCGACGCGGGCACGAAAGGTCAGGTCGATCTTGCGACCGGCCCCTTTTTCGATCTTGCCTGCACGCGCCCGTTCAAAGCGCATCGACACCAACCGCCCCCGCGTCAGGGTCAGGTCAGCATCATGCAGAACGTCGCATACGGCCCCGGCAGCCTGTTTGGCGGCACTGAACCCCGGGACATCGGTGATGACGGACAGCACGAACAGGTGCACCGCGCCCTGCCCGGTCTTGTCGTCCGCCACGCGCACGGTTTCCGGGCCAAGGCTGATGTAAAGGCCGGGCAAGACACCGGTAGGCAACGCATCATAGATGGCATCGCCGACGATAGCCGATACGGCAACATTCGCAGACAGCGCCGCGAACACGGCGCTCTGCAGCGCCGAAGACATGGCATAGCTCATATAACCACCTCCTCATCCGCCATACAGATCAGATAGCGACCCTCGGGATCGCGCTCCGCCACGCTGCGAATGTGAAACAGGCGGCTGCCATCGCGAAAGCGTTGCTCGGGCCTGGGGCGTTCGGGATGGCCAACAGGGGCACCGCGAACGATGACGGCATAGGGCACCGACGACACCGCAGCACCTGATGCGATGGTCTCACGGCCCGTGCGGGCCACCAGCTCGGCCCATAGCACGCCCAGACCGGTCCAGCTTTCCACATAGCCACCGGCATTATCGGGCACGCGCGACGGGCTTTCCAGGGTAAGGCGCCGGTTCAGGCGCGGCACGCTCACCTTGCCCCCCCGCCATAGACGCGCATGACCTTGTAGCGTTCAATCAGGCTGGACACACCAAAAGGCATGCACCCATCGCTCAGCGAGGTTTCATTGCGGAACTCATAGTAGTGCGCGGCCAACAACATCGCCGCCTGACGCAGATCCGCAGGAATATCCGTCCAATCGGGGCCAAAGCCTGCATCAAATGTGACAACGGCCTCACCGGCTTCGGGAATCGAAGGCAACGCGACACCCGTGGCGCGCAAACGCGGCGTATGGCCATCACGCTCCAACCAATATGCGGACGCGTCGATCTGAGTGCGCACCCCACCCCGATCCACGATTTCTACACTCGTGACGACAGTGACGGGGGCCACAGGCAGGGTCTGGCCTCCCGGATCGCGCCACACATGCACCGATACGGCAAAGGACCGCTCCAGCAATACCTTGCTGGTGCGCGCCTCGATCGCCGTCACAGCCGCCCGCAGAAAGCTGGTCAATACGGCGTCTTGCACATCGTCCTGACCAAACCCGCTGCCCAGACGCAGATGCGCCTTGAATTCATCAACCGGCAATGCCCCATCGGGCACGGCGGTCCTTTCGATCAACATCATGGAACATCTCCATAAAACTCTGCCCCTCGTCTGGAAATGGTCCGGGCACGCACCAGTCCGCGTTGCTCGGACGGAGGGGAGCAGCTAGACAACACGGCGCAAATGCAGCGCGCACCCGGGACCAGGGACAGGTCTCGCAACCCCTCCCCGGCCATTCGCATCAGGCGGTTAGGCCATGGCGAATTTCAGCAGCTTGATGGCTGCAAAGTCGCTGACGTCGCCGCCCACGCGCTTGGTGGCGTAAAACAGAACGTGGGGCTTGGCGCTGAAGGGATCGCGCAAGACGCGCAGATCAGGGCGCTCGGCCACGGTGTAACCGGCGGCAAAGTCACCAAAGGCGATGGCATTGGCGCCGGATGCGGCGTCAGGCATGTCCTCGGCGATCAGAACCGGATAGCCCATAAGAACCGCAGGCTGACCAGCCGCCAGACCGTCGCTCCACAGGAAACGACCGTCATTGTCCTTCAGCTTGCGCACCCAGCCGGCAGTCTTTGAGTTCATGACGAACGTCGCATTGGCCCGGTATTCCGCGCCCAGGGCATAGACCACGTCGATGATCGCATCAGCCGTGACAGAACCATCCACACCGGTCGGAACATAACCCAGCGTGCCCCAGGTCCAGATCTCGTTATCAACAGCCGTGTGGGCCAAAAAGCCCTTGGGCTTGTCGATGCCGTTACCGTTGACAAAGGCAGCAGCCTCAGCGCGCGAAAACTTGTCGGCAATACGGCCGGCCAGCCAGCCTTCGATATCGAAGGCACTGTCATCCAGCAGGCGCTGCGATGCCTTGGGCAGGGCCGACAGCTCGTGCAGAGGGATGGTCACACGGTCGATTTGGGGCGTTGCAGTCTCGGTCAAAGACGACGTCTCGGTGGACCAGCCTGTGCCCACATCTCCATGGTCGACCAGCACGTCATAGGACGTGGCCTCGACATTGACGACAGAGGCGATGGACCGGATCGACGCCGTCGCGTTCAGCACCGATTTCACCGTGTCAGAGGTTTGTGGGTCAACAAGGTAACCACCGTCGGAATTTACCGCCGTCGACAGCGACTTGCCGTCCAGTTGCAGACCACGCAGGCCATCATCATCACCAGCACGCAGATAGGCGTTGAACGCCTTCTGGTGCGGGGCACTCATATCGACAGCACCGGCCAAAGGGGTGCGTACAGCAGTCATATTTTTACGATCCAGCATGTTCAGTCGCTCTTCTGTTTGTTGAAGTTTAGTTTGAAGTTCGGCTTGAAAGCCTCTGAATTCCGTCACGAAACCCTGCATGGCTTCCGCGACGTCCTGGGCGGGGGACAAACCTTCCCCGGCCCGAGCCTTGCTCTCGGTCTTGCTCATAAGCATGTCCTTGATTGTGAAAGTTGAGGCGGGCGCGTCAGCGCTGCGCCAAGCTCGCGCGCGCACCCCGAAAGGCCGCCGCCAAGTCGCGCAAAGTGGCATCCGTATCCGCAAGCATCTCTTCGGATTTGGCGACCACCCGCGCACTGGGAAGCATCGGGAAAGTGACCAAAGACACCTCCCAAAGCTCCAGTTCTTTCAAAAGCCGCTGGCCCTTGTCATTCTTCGCCGCCTTCAGCGTGCGATAGCCAATGGACAGACCATCAATGGCCCCCGCCGCAATCAGCTCGACCGCCTCGCGGCCCTTGGCCACCTCAGGCAGCAACCGGCCCTTGACCCACAGGCCGCGGGCATCCTCACGGACGTCGTCCCAGACGCCGATGGGCTGGGCCGGATCGTGCTGCCACAGCATCTTGACGCGGCGACCATCGGCGGCAATGGCCTTCAGCGACGCCGCATAAGCGCCCTTGCTGACCACATCACCCCCCTGATCGCAGGCCCCGAACAAACTGGCATAGCCTTCGATCACACGACCGTCCTGCACTTCGATACCATCACCAAAGCGCGCGAATTTCGTTTCCAGACCGGTCTCTGCCTGCATGGATACTCTCCTTTGAAAAGGGGCCGACCCGCCTCAGTGCGGAATGGCCGACATGATGGATTGAAACCCCGTGGCCAGGATCATCGCCACGACACCGTAGACGGTCAGCCACAGGCGGCGCTCCAGGCGCTCCACCGCTTCCTCCAGCCGCACCAATTGCGCGGTAAGGTTGTCGAAATGGACAGCCGTCAGACGCTCATGAGCCTCCAGGCGCAATCCCGGTGCACAGGCAAAGCGTTCAAAAAGCTTGCCATCATCCATCCCCAAGCTCCTCGGTCAGGGCAGGCAGGCCAAGCAAGCGGCGCTTTTCGGCCAGGGTCAGGAAATCGGCATTGGCCACACGGGCCCACTGCGCGTCGCGCTCGGCGGACAAGGCAGGCACCTGATCCAGATCCGGGGTCAGCGCGATGTCTTCACCGGTAAAGGAACCCAGCCATGCGGCCAGAGCGGCAGTGACACGGGTCGCTTGCGGCAGCACGGCCAATCGGTAAAAGGCGCGGTTGGCCTCTTGGTAATTTGCGTAAGTGGCATCGCCCTGAATACCCAGCAACATGGGCGGCACGCCAAAGGCAAGGGCAATCTCGCGCGCGGCGGCCTCCTTGGTCTTCTGAAACTCCATGTCGGATGGGGAAAAGCCCATCGGCTTCCAATCCAGACCGCCCTCCAGCAACATGGGGCGACCCGCATTGCGGGCACCGGAATGATTGGTCTCGATCTCGTTGACCAGACGCTCATATTGATCGCCGCTCAACTGGCTCTGACCATCGGCACCCTTATAGACAATGGCACCCGAAGGGCGGGCCGCGTTGTCCAGCAACGACTTCGACCAACGCGAGGCTGCGGTGTGCACATCCAAGGCCATGGCGGCGGCCTGCATGGGGCTAAAGCCGTAATGATCATCCTGCGGGTGAAACGACTTGATATGGCAAATGGGGCTGACCGGGCCGGTGGCATCAAACCGATGGGTCTTGCCCGACACGGTGTAATGATAGGCCACAGGCCAGCCATCCGCCCCCGGCACCACCGACATCCGATCCGAGCGCAAGACATGCAGCTCCAGCGGCGCACCGCTTTCCCCGGCCACAGCCTCCAGATAGGCATTGCCGGTCAACAAAAGCTGAGCATACAGGGCCTCCAGCAACTCGGCACGCCCCTGCCCCGGATTGGGGCGCTTGATCAGGCTCAGAATGGGATGCAGCTCATAGCGCTGGTCGGCGTCCTGCAAGACCAGGGGCAAGGCGGCGCAGGCCTCGGCGATCAACTTGACGGACCGAAAGCCAACCGGATTGCCGTTAAAGCCGGACCGGGTCAGCGACACCGCATCGCGCGGGCTCCAGGCAACACGGCCACCCGTCTGCCAGGCCACAACCTTGCCGGTTGCACTGGCCTTTTGCTCCGGCACTTCAGCCCGGCGCGCGCTCCGCAAGAAATCAAACACCATCAGGGTCTCCTTCACGTAATCCCAGGGGCACATGCCCATCCATTCAAAGAAAAAGGCGCGCCGCTCTCGCGCCCGCACCTTTTGCAAAAACTAAGGCTGACGCCCCGTTTCATTGTTCCAAAAATACTCAAAACCTCCCAAGCAGATTGCAGGAACGGCCCCGCTTCACGGTGCCCGGAAAATGGAAGCCCTCATATCACAGGCCCCGAATCCCCGGCTGCTGCCAGCGGCGGGCCGGTTCAATCATCAACTCATGCAAGGCCCAGACCAGCGCATCGACACGGTCCGGCGATCCCTCACCCTCATAGCCAAAGCGGGTCATGCGAGTCATCTGATCTTCCAGCGGGTCCAGACCGGCCACATGAGATACGCGTCCCTGCTCGTACAAGGCGGCCACAGGCTCCGCCCGCGCCACTTTCCCGCGCGAGGCATGGACAGCGCGGTACGGCACCATCGGATCAATCTGGCGAATGACTTCACCCACCATCTGACCGCCCTGATTGACTTCAGCCACCAGGCGATCACCACCATAGCGCTGCATCGCGTTCACAGCGGCCTGCGCCCATTGCGACGGGCTTGCCCCTTGCACGGTGCAATCGGCAATGACGCAGGCGCGCCAATCCTGCGGCGGGCCCTGCGTCATGGCACCCACCACGACAATCCCGCATTCATCCGCCGCTTTGCCTGACGTAGTCGCAGGGTCCAGGCCCACAACAACGCGGTCAAAAACGGGCAGCTTTGGAACGCGCACGCCCTCCAGCATCTCGCTGGTCCACAGGGCCCCTTCCGCATCGTTCAACAACACACCCTCCAATTCCTGTCGGCCCAACCGGGTCCCGGCATAGCGGGCGCGGACCTCTTCCAGAAACGAGGCGGCCAGATTGGCCGCGTTGGCTTCTGTGGGCGCATGGGTCACGACAGTCGATGGACGCTGCAACAAGGTCTTCAGCACACCCACATTGCGGGGTGTTGTTGTGACGCAAACGCGCGGATCGTCGCCCAGACGCAATGCGAATTGCAGCATGTCCCAGGTATCCTGACCCTTTTTCCACTTCGCCAGCTCATCGACCCAAGCGGCGTCAAATTGCGGCCCACGCAACCCCTCGGGGTCAAAGGCCGTGTGAACAGTCGCCACAGCCCCGTTGGGCCATTCCAGCCTTTTGCGGCCTGCAACCCAGGTGGGGCGGCGATCAAGGGGCGAGCATTCCATGATGCCACTGTCGCCAAAGATCATCACTTCACGCACCTGTTCGATGGTTTCACCCACCAAGGCGACGCGGCGGCATTTGCCCGCATCGCGCGGCAAGGACCCCTCGACCAGCGAACGGACCCATTCGGCCCCGGCGCGGGTCTTGCCCGCCCCACGTCCCCCCATGATGACCCAGGTGCGCCAGTCGCCCTCCGGGGGCAACTGATGCTCCATCGCCCAGAATTCGAACAGAAAAGGGAGGGCGCACAAGGCGCCCTCTCCCAATTCATCCAGAAACTGCTCCTGCACCGCAGCAGGGGCGAATGCGAGCAAGCGCGCACCGAATTTCAGCGCGGGCTGCGTCATGGTCGATGGCATACCCCCCTTGTGCAATATCGGATCTGCTGGCTTTGAGTTTTCCAA